TTTTAAGATCATACCTTTCAGCCGCCCAGTTGTACCATGATTCCATCTTTCCATAGAACCATTTACCCATAGCGGTTTTTTTGAACCAAGCATTTGTTGCCTGTCCAAGTATGGCACCGACAATTGATTTAACTAAGAAAAACCACATATAATTCCCTTTCAATTATATGTGTATTTATCAGCTATTTCTTGTCTTTACCTTCGTAATATTCTTTGTATGATTTGATTATTTCGTCTTGTTGAAGCATATATGCACGTATTTGTGCAAAGTTCTTAGATAATGCTTCGTAACCTTCATCTGTCAAGCCAAACAACACAGGATCTATGCCACCTTCTTGTAGCTTTTTAAATACTTCATCAGCATTTTCAGATGTGATTATTGTCCACTTAATATCTTCTAATTTAGGAGTAAGTGGAGATGGTAATTCTAAAGGTTGTCGTTCTACTTCAGTTGTAAATACGTCTAGTTTCTTGACTGAGCTACAACTAGTAAGGAACGTAGTTAGGATTAGCAATACTAGGACACTCAGAATTGATCTGTGATTTCTTAGTTGCATTTTTTTCATTCTCCGTTAATGGACTGCCCATTGCAATTTCAACACATCGTTTTGCATTGGCACTTCCTTTATTAATTATCTTCTCAATTAGTTTGGCTTTCTCAGTTGCGAGTTTACCCATATCACGTATCTCGCCTTTGCCATTTATTTTATTGAATTTTTTATCAAGTGCATTGTATTCTTTTTGTAAAGTTACCATTTGAGCATCTAGTTTTTTGTTTATTTCTGATATTGCTTCAAAATCAGCTTTCATTTGTTCAATGACTGCTTTTTGGTCTTCAACACTTTCCGTTAAAATTAAATTATTTGCTTTTGCTGTTGACAGATCTGCTTGTAGGCCTTTAACATATATAAAGCCTCCAACTGCTACTGCAATTACTCCACCAATAAGTGCCATTTTAACTCCACTGAATATTCCAAACATCTCTTACCCTCTATATTGTTTACAAACTTCTATCATGACAGGCTTATTATCACCATCTTTAAACTCTTTCCAGAGTGGCCCATCATGTCTTTCGTGTCCGCAGTTTTGACAGTATGCCATTATATCATGTTCAATGCGGCTTCTGTCGTCTCTGTTGTTCTTCTGGTCCATCCTCTTCCAAATGTTTCAAATGTTGATAATGATTCGTAGTAACCTTGTCTACGTTTTTGATATTCTTTTACTACTTCAGCAACACCACCTACTTCTTCTTCGTATAATGCTAATGCTTTTAATGTGTTAGGACCAATTCCTCCATCAGCCACTGTGCCTATCATGTTCTGCAAGTACTTGGCCGCTCTACCTGGACCAGCATTTACTCCAAAATCAAATATGCAAAGATCTAATCCAGCTGGAAGTTGATCACCTTTTATTTTATCCCAGTAGTTTTTCTTGTATATAGGTCCTACATCTTCAGGAGTAAGTCCACGCATTGTATCTTCATCTACTTCGTGTCCTACCCATTCTTCATAAACTCTTTTAGTAACACCTAAGTTTGTCATTCCTCCTGGATCTTTAGGGTGATTAACATATCCCCCTTCATGATGGAGAATCATCTCCAAACACTTATCGTAATTTCCGTCCATAAACTATTTCCTTAATGTAACAACAGTATATCCATTGTTTTCGATTAATATTTTATCGCCGTATTTGGATATATTGTAATCTCCCAAATATTTAGTAAGAAATATTATTTCAGCAAAAGAATTGACATTAAAGTTTTCTGTGATTTCTTTCTGTATGTCTTCTGTTTTACCAAAATCTACTATTTCAAACACTAAAGTATCTGCGTATTTTTTCTTTACGTGTAAGTTTTCGTTAAACACATAAAGTTCTTCCATGTAACTTTTGTTAAAAAAGTTTTTGTAGTTTTCCATGTTGCTTTCATTGACTTTGATATCGTATGCATCATTGTCTAATGGCACAGTCTCTGAAACTGTTTGTACATCTACTGGACTGCTTTGAAAACTCTTGTAATATCTAAAACGCATTTCGTCTAGGTCAGATAACTTTTTGATGCCATCAACTATTTCAACAATTTGATCTGGTATGTCTTTGTTTCTTTCTAATTCAACGAACACTTTGTAGGATCCATCTGCTTGTTCACCTGATGTAACGTCTGCATCAAGCACAAAAGGATAACCTTTTTCTAAAAAATTCATTAAATCGTTTGCTGATTCTTTTGTTCTAGCTGATAAACTTAACACAACAATATTTTTATCATCACCCATCTTAGATTTGAATGAATCTATTTCAAAAATATCGTAAACTAAATGCTTAAGGTCCCCTGCTATAAGTCCCATTATACTGCTCCACCTTCTGCGGCTTGTTCTGCCTCTTGTGGAACATCATCTACTGCTGGTTGTGTTGAAGCAGTTGCTGGTTCTTTAACGAAATCTAATTGTTCTCTGTAACCACTGTATATGTTTAAAATTAAATCCTTAGGCATTGTAATTTTTACCACCCATATAGGATGTCTATCTAATTTGCCTTTTTTACTACCTGGTCTGATATCGTCTGGCTCTTTAATTTTACGTGGTTTAAGTATTGATCCTTTTTCATATGAAACTTTACAGTCATAGTCAACTAATCTTTTACCACCTGCTGGATCAGGCATCTTATCTCGTGGCCACATAAATTCACAGGATACCCAATGTCTTTCAATATTCGGTCCTGAAACTAATTCACCATCTTCCCAGTTTTCATACACATAAAGATCCAGTTCATCTAAGACTCTTTCAAAGTCTTTTAGAACGCTAAAAGCGGTGTCGCTTTCGTATATGTTCTCTATGTTTTTAACTATGTCTATAACGTCGTGCATTGTATTATCCGTACCTTATACACTTATTTATCCTGTTTAAGTTTATAACTGTGCAGTTATGTCTGCACTTAAACACGGTAAATATTTGTGTAGAACTTGTTTTTACACTGATTAACTCATAAAGGAGATACTTAATGGGTGCTAAAAGAGCCAAAAGGCGTTACGACTCTCGTAACAACATTATTAACTTTCAAACACATACACACAAACAAGTACAAATACTACCCAGAAATAGAAATCAAGAAACATATATGCTAAAACTGTTGGACGCCCGAAAAGACATAGTCTTTGGCATTGGTCCTGCGGGAACCGGTAAGACCTTACTAGCGGTCCAGGTGGCTATTAAGAATTTTAAAGAGGGATTATTTGACAAAATTGTTATTACACGACCAGCTGTATCAGTAGACGAGGACTTAGGTTTTCTTCCAGGTAAAATGGAAGATAAAATGGCTCCTTGGACAAGGCCAATCTTTGATGTTTTCAAGGAATATTATTCCCCAAGAGATGTTGAAAATATGGTTCAAGATGATATAGTTGAAATTGCTCCTTTGTCTTACATGAGGGGTAGGACTTTTAAAAAAGCATTTATCGTAGCAGATGAAATGCAAAATGCAACTGCAAGTCAAATGAAAATGTTGCTGACTAGAATAGGTGAACATTCACAGATGGCAGTAACAGGAGACTTGAACCAAGCAGATAGGATGTCAAACAATGGACTTTTAGATTTCGTAAGAAGATTAGAAGGACATAGTGCTACTTCACACATAGACATTGTTAGATTTCAACATGGAGACATTGAAAGACACAAGGCAGTGAGTGAAGTTTTAGATATTTACGGGGACTAACTTTTATCGCCAGGAAGGTCTGTATCCTGTGCATCAACAGTATAGTCTTTCTTGGCGTGTTGCCACTTAGACCAACCGCTAAATGTAATCTTGTTTGTTTGAATAATAGCATTGTGCCTATCAACGGCAGTTTTGCTTAGATCACTTGTACGAGCAACAATCTTTTCACGTTTAATAGGTATGACCTGCACAATAGGATCACCTAATTTAATCAAAGTTCTTTTCTTTTCAAACATCATTATGTTGATAGGGCTCATCAATGCACCCAAGTCATGATCAATAACACCTGGAACAGCCTCCCAGTTTCTATCTTCCATAAAATACATTGGAAAATACAATAAACTCCAATCTTTAGGTTGCCATATTTTCCATGGACAGTCTAATTTTACTGCTGAACGTACACCAAACTTTTGCATAACTGAACTATGTTCATTTGTCACTTGATCAGCTGGGTGGTAAGCACTATTATAATTTGTATCTGAGTATCTTGTTTCAACCATCTGTCCATCTTGGCTAGGCAGTAGTTCCATGTCACACCAAGCTGGAATAATGAATCCAGTTTTCATGTAATCACCTATACCAGGACAAGCTCTTATGGTTTGTTCACTATCAATTTTGTGTGTTTCTTTCTTTGTGAAAGTTGGCATCTTTTTCCATTGGCTGGGAATGAAATCTGACGCAGGTTTAATTGGTGCGTATTTTCTTACAGCCCAATTTTCTGTTTCAAAATAAACTTTTGGTTCGTCTTTTTTTGTGTTACCCCAAATAGTATCAGCTAACCAACTCATCTATATCCTCAATTAATGGAAAAATCTTTGCAATTACTTTTGCACATTCATGAGCAATTTCCATGTGTTCTTTTTGCGTTCCATTTGCTCCACGCAATTCAATATAATGGACCCAACTTCTTAATGTTCCATTCATATATAATTTAGTCTTGGTCAAGCCTTCTGGCAACACGACTCTGGCTTGTTCTTTTGCAATACCATTTTGTATAGCCCAATCATATGCTTCTTTACAAACTTTGATAACTTCTTTTTGTTTACGACCCCAACCCATTTCTAGTGCTAGATCATTTGACTCAATACTGTTTTGTCTATTTTTTGGATCTTGCAACCTAGGTTCTCTATAGGTAAATGCTTCTTGCATATCTTGTGGATTCGCATATCGTTGGCTGAACTCTTGAAAACTAAAACTTCTGTGTCTAACAATTTGATGAGCAATATCTCTGGTTGTTTCTATTTCTAAACAAGCACTTACCATTTCTAATGGTGACCAATGTTTGTGTTTGATGAGATATTTTATAAGTTTTGTGCTTGTTTCCTTGTTCATTTGATTAGATGGATTGCTAACCCTGGCACAAAAAGCAATTAAGTCTTGTACGTTAAGTAATCCTCCATCTTCGTAAGTCTCAAATTCACTTGCTTTACTATACGAGATTAATTTTACTAACATTTCTTATCCTGTTCTATAAATGATATGTACACCAAATGGTGTAATGATAGGGTGGCCCCCTAACTGGCCTACGGGAGTCGTCTTACAGGCAGTAGAAAATTCTAAAACCATCTCCTCTTCTTCAAACCAACCAAGGTCGCCTCCTGCTCTTTTGCCACTAGGACAAGCACTATTTTCTTTTGCGGCTACTTGGAATGAATATTTTCCTTCTTCTATATCTTTTTGCACTCTCTCAGCATCTTGCATCGCAAAGGCAATGCCTCTACTATGCGTACTGTTCTGTGCACCAGCATAGGAAAATAAAATGTGCGATGCTCTCATTCTCATATTTCAATCTCCTTTACCAGGTTTTTCTGAAAAATGTTCCATCTTGTTAGGCACATCGGCCCACTCCTTTGCATCTGCTGGAACATCTTCTTCACGTTTCTGTGAAACTACCGGCCATATATTACTATATTTACTATTGAGATCAAAGAATTTACCATCATCTTGACTGTCGGTTATAATTGCTTCTACAGGACATTCAGGTTCACATACTCCGCAATCAATACATTCATCTGGATTGATGACAAGCATATTCTCGCCTTCATAAAAACAGTCAACAGGACAAACTTCCACGCAATCCATGTGTTTGCATTTAATACATTTGTCGTTGACAAGATATGTCATGTACGTATTTACACCCGAGCTAACTTAATAAGTGTTGCGGCTAAATTTATTTCAGGATCTACAACTAGTGTGTGATCAACTAGTCCTTGTTTGATAATAACAACTGCTTTGTCTTGTTTTTCTTCATCACCAAATAGTTCTATGTTGTCATACAACCATCTGTAAACTTCTTCCATCTCTTCTGCTCTTGCACTTGCACAAACAAGTTTCCTTGCTTTTGTAATTTCACCTGCTTTGAATAGTTCTACCATTTCGAACTTCCAGTCAGCTTCATTTTTATCACTTTCATTTGGCTTCAGCAGTACGCCATCTTGTGAATTCATTTGAACTGTGTTAATACACTTTCTTAAATCAGGATAAGTTGCTTTTACATAAGTGTCTAATGTGTCTAAGTCAGGCTTTACACCTTCATCAATTAGTATCTGTGCCACCCTTGCAGTAAATTCATTAACATCTACTTTTGCAATATGAAAACCTTGACATCTTGAATGTAATGCTGGAATGATTCTGTTTGGATAGTTACAAGTTAATATAAATCTGCTTGTTGTATGATACTCTTCCATCACGCCACGTAGTGCCGCCTGTGCATTTGGACTCAAATAATCTGCCTCATCAAGCAATACAACCTTAAACTTACCAAATGGAATCATTTGTACAAAGTTTACAATTTTATCTCTGACGTCATCAACACTATTTGTTCTACTTGCATTTATTTCAAGTATATCAAAATCATTTATTTCAAGTTCATTGAACAACAGTTTTGCAAGTGTTGTTTTACCTATACCTGCATTACCACTAAACAATAAATGTGGAATAGTTTCTTCCTTGATCCATTGTTGCACCTGTTTCTTTTGATGTTCATCTCTGAAAACGTAGCCATCAACAGTTTTTGGACGATATTTTTCTACCCAAAGTTCTTTCATTTCTTAGCACCTCTTTCTTGACCAATGCCCATTAAAATTAGCATCACATACAATATTGGCCAACCCCAATGTGTAAGATAACCAGTAATATGTAATATCATTAAAGTAATACCGGCGGCGCCAGTAGTACCAATACCTTGTAATTCAGTTGTTGGAAGTTTCATTTATACTCCTATTTTGTTTATTATACGATAAAAAAACAAAAAAGTCAAGCATATAATCCAGTAAAAAGATAACATACACTAAATCTTGGAGTCAATTCTTTTGGTTTGATTTCTTTATGAACTGTCCGAGCAGGAAATATAACACATCTTCCTTTTTTGAAATCAACAGTTTGGAATTTAGTTGTACCGTCTCTGTGATAAAACTCCATGCCACTGTCTCCTTGTAACATATAATAAACAGCAAAATTTGATTTATCTGAATACACCATTTTGCCTCGTCCATCTACATCATATGGTTCGTCCATTGCTACAAGATCAGGATAATGTTCTTCAGTTGACATATTTGCTTGTACATTTAATAATGTTAAAAATCCTGCTTTGCCAAACAAAGGTATTTTAGCTTTGATGTCATGTCTTCGATAACTTATTGCACACCATAGTGCTTTTAGTTCCCATGGTAATTCATTCATGTCGGGCCAAGTTTGTGTAAATCCTTTTTGACCAAACTTAATAGGTTGGTGTGGTAGTGATGCTTCACATTGTTCCTGCAACCAATTAGGAACTATATCGTCCATAACTATGATACTATTTTCCATTTGCTTCTTGCTCCTTTTGTTGCGGTAGTCCATTAAAAATAAATCCAATCGTAGCACGTGGACTTACATCTTTCGGTGGTAATCCTCTGTGGGGATAACTGCTTGGAAATACAACACATCTACCTTTCTTCCAATCAACATTGTAAACAGGTTTACCATCTTGTTCACAAAATTCCATACCAGTATCTCCTTGCAAAAACAACACCAAAGTATGAGAAGGTATCCAACCTGGCATTGACATTTCTTTGGTATCATCAGGAGCATCTGTATGAAGTCCTCCATAGTGTTCATTTGTTGATAAATTTATTTGTACCTGGTTCAATGTCAAGTTCTGTACATTTTTAAAAATTTTATTTCTTTGATGATTTACTATACACCAGAATGCTTTAAATTCCCAGGGCATATCAGCAAGAAAATTTGTATGGCTTACAGTTACGCCATGTTGTACTTCCCTTACCCATTGATCACTAAATGTAGAAAATCCTTCATCACGACCTAAGCCTCTATGTCCGAATCTTAATGGCATATGAGGTATGGTTACATCCATTTGGTTTATCAACCATTCAGGAACAATGTCGTCTAATGCTAAAATGTTATTAGTGTCTATTGGCAATTTTATCTTGCTCCTTTTTAAAGATAGGATATATCACTCCCCTGTCTCTAGCAAATTTAGATGTTTTGCCACTGAAGATGTAACCTATAGTAACTCTAGGACTTACTGTTTTAGGCGGTAATCCTTGATGAATAAACATACTAGGAAACACAATACATCTACCTTCTTTGTAATCAACTGAATGCCATCTATAACTGTCCATTTCACCTTCATGATTACTGAAATCATCTTCATACCAAGTTGCATCTTTTGTTCTCATGCCTTGATTTGCTTTTGCACGTTCTTTTGTTTTGTTTAATTCTTCTTCTACTTGCTCTTGGGTAGCTTCTCCCCTGGTGGCCATGTCTGATAATTCTGCTATTCTTGGATTTATATGTTCTGGATTGTTACTCCAAAAGTCCATGCCACTGTCGCCACATACAGAATAAACCATAGTGTATGCTTCAGTGCCGTCATGTATGTCTACATGAAGACCACCTATATGGTCTTTAGTTGTTAAATTAATTTGTATTTGATTAAGTTGTATATCGCCAACGTCAGGATCAATTAAATGTTTTTGTTCTTCAAAGGCCATCCATATTGCTTGTAAAACCCAAGGAGCCTTTTCTATTTCTTCATGTTTCCATTGATCGCTAAAGAATTGATAACCTTGCGTAGGTCCCAAACCTCTGTGTCCCCATTTGAGAGGAAGGTATGGTATTGTTTCTACTGCTTTGCGATGTAACCATTTTGGTATTACATCATCTAGTACTTTAATTTTTTCTTTTTCGAAGTCGGACATCACGTATATTTAATACGTTTGACTGTTATAGATCTCCGTCCTGGCGGTTTTCACTATAATGCACATCAAACTCTCCATCTGGATAACGAGCTTTGAGCTTGTTTACATTCTCTTCAATTACTTCGTTAGGGTCAAGGCCAAGAGCACGGCAAGAACTAATCCAATACCACATAATATCACCAAGTTCTCGTTTACAATGAAATACAGTTTCATCATTAAGTGGTTTGCCTTGGAAGATACACTTTTTAACAATCTCATTAAATTCTCCTGTTTCGGAAGATAGTCCAATACCACCTGTTAGTAGCAAGGACATATTTATATTAGGGTTTTTAGTTTCAAGTTCTTTAGTTGCGTAGAACATTTCCGACAACTGATTACTTTCTTTACTTGTAACTTTTTCTACGAAATGTTCGTACTTCTTTAAATCAACTTGTGGCAATTACGCCTCCTCTGGTTTTTCTTTACTCATCAATAACACGGCATCTGGTTCCACACGTCTAACTTCTATCTGACCTAAATCAGGTTCATCAAGTTTTACGCCTCTGGTCCAACGACCATGTTCTACATAAATCCAGTCACCAACTTCATATTCGTCAGTGTTAAGTTTGCCTTTGCTATACACCTGGCACCAACGACTTCTAATACCATGTTCTTTTCCATCGTCGGATAATTGTATGATTCCCCCTTTACTTGTACGTTCTCCAAAGTTCATATTGTATGCTAAAATATGATCTTTAATGGGGATCAGTTTTCCTTTAAGCTCTGGTTTTAACTTTGGGCCAGCACCCAGTAACGTACCATCAACCATTAATTATTTTCCTTTTTTGACAAAATTACCATCATCATCTTCAACCCACTCAACATTATCAGTTGTTGTGTTTGTTGCTTCTGCTTCTTTATCTATTTCAGCCATCTCTTGCTCAACGGAACTTGCAGGTGCCGTTTCTGCTTTTACTTTTGCAATAGCTTCTTTAGTTTCAGAATCAGGTTCTGCAACTCCATGTCCCGGAACTTCATCTGGAACAGCTTGAGGATGATCTCTGTAGTATTCGCCTAAAACTTCTTCGCGTTTCTTAATGATTTTACCACCTGGCCCTAGTTCATCGCCACGTGCATTAACACGAGCATTTCCTACTGCCGGAGTAAGTTCATTTCTTTGTCTCAGCAAATCCATATCAACTTTTTTACCTTGCATTGATGTATATTGCTTACGACCGCTTTGTTTCATTGCCATAACTATTCTCCTATTATATACGTATTTATCTCAGGAACTCACGCCAGTCTAGCTGAAACTGAATTGGATTGATCTTGTGTATACCAATCAAATACAGCACGAAGCTGGCTGTACTAGAGCCTCTTCCTACGCCCCATACAATCTTGTTTTCACGCATAAAGTCAACCAAATAAAACATATAACGTAACAAGTCATACATATCTCTATCGTGAAATGCTTTCAATTCTTCATATGCTCTTGCCACTTCTTGTTCACCATTACACATATTGATAATTTTTTCTTCTATATTAAGTTGTTTGTATTTTTCTGGCATGAACCACTCTGATTGTAATGTCTTATCAAATTGTGTTTTGTCTACATCTATTGGAATGTATTTTTTGAGTGGGCTGATTCCATTTTCTTTGGCGTGTGTGTTAAATTTTTCAATGTCATCATTTGGATCACACAACACCACATGACACTTATCAATATGACCAGTGTAGATCATATCTAACAAGTCCTGATTCGAAAATCGTGGAATACCTAATTCATCTGTCTTCATGAGCATACTTATATATTACTCGATATTAATTAATTTGTCAAGATCAGAATTACCCGGATTCATCCGATTCTTGATAAAGCGGTCCCTTTTTTCTAATTTGTACATATCGAGTACAGTTTGGAGTTGTTGTCTAGCTTGTGGATTTCTTGTTTGAAAATATTTTTTTGTTAACTTAACTATGTTTTCGTCTAGTTGTTCGTCCGAGAGATCAGATACATTATCTATTAATGGGTGATCCATAATTATTACCTATTATTATGTAAAGACGCCGACGTATTCAGCATAAACAGTTGTACCACCATCATTAGTCCAAAAGTCTACAACAGCTGGATTTACATTTGAAGCAACATTGAATGGACTTGGAAATCCAGGACCATACTTAATTGTACCTCCGCCTGATGTTGCCCAAGTTACTACTCTAGTTGTACTGTCACCTAGTGTGTCTAAAAGCACTAATCTAATTTTACCAACTTTGTTAGCTGTTGGCCAATCAGCAAATGTAAGTGTAATGTTGTTTCCTATTGTAAATGTTTGGTAGTTACCATTTGTGAAACTGATATTCTGTGGACTTGTCACAGTCCCGCCAGCATACACTTTTTCAGTGTTTGCAATTAGGTTCGCTCCGCTGACGTCATTTCCTAGAAAGTTGTTAGCGGCATTTAATTTTGCAGTATTTGTCTGAAGTGCTTCTATTTCACTTTTTGCCGCAGTAAAGTTGTTCTTGATTGTGTTAAAGTTATTTCTAAAACCTTGTGAATCATTATCCTGTCCTGCGATAGGAAAAGTTGCGTCAACACCGGTACTGTTTATATTACTTGCCATTTTTTATCCTCTCTAGCATATATATTTATCTGCTTATACATTAAAACTGTAATTCCCGAACGGAATATATTGTTCATTGCTGTTTCCAGTAGTATTATCTATAACATATCTATCAATTTCAAAGTCTAATTGACTAAAATTGAACCCATTATTTTTGATATTTAATAGTATTTGGGCACTTGTACCTGGTTTGCAGTAGCATAGTGGTATAGCAGTTACATAGCCCAATTCTTCAACTGTGTTGGTTTGAGCAGTTGACATCCAAAGTGGTAAGAAGTTGGCTTCCGTTGTACCAACTGTTCTTAGATTATCACGCATATTTGTTATGTTGCTGATGTATCTAGTTTGATCACTTGAATCACTGATCTTAATAGCATCACTTGACACTTTGATTGGAGTACCATCTGGTCTAAATCTAAATGGATCACTTGATGTGGTTGCAATTATTCCAGCTGTTAATACAGCACCTGATCTAGTTGTGACTTGTATGATTCCATTAGCATCTATTATAATAGATCCACTTCTAGCTATTACTTCTAGATCATTTCCAAAAGCTCTTACCAATACAATTTGATCAATGCTGTTTCTAATTTCAAATACAGCAAGTCCTGAACCTTCTTTAGAAACATCATCTGAAGTTTCCAACTCAACACTATCAACTGTAATTTTTTTCTTGTTAAAAATTGTAGTTTTATTTCTTACTTTTGTTGTTCCTGTGGTTACGTCAATAGGATCGATAACTTCGATATACACCACTTCATAAACTGTGTCTGTACTTCCAGTTTTTCTTGCAATCGCACTTCTTACTGCACCAAGTTTAAATCTTTTTCTCCTATGGTTTTTTCTAGTTGCTGAAATATACCCTCTTATCTCTTTTGTTTCAATACCTGCGTACACCAACATCTTGATATCTTTTTGTAAACCAAATTCAGGATCGTTTGGTCTGTAAATACTTGCTGGTGTAAACACATTAGGATCACCTATAAAATTATTGTATGCTGATCTTTGTGTTTCTTTCAACAAAGGTTTTACAAATATATTACTATATGTGATATTATCTGGATCACTTACTACAATATTGAATTCTCTTGTTATTGCACTGAATCCAAATCTATCTCTTGCTCTAACTGTGAAAGCAAACTTTCTATCTATGCTTGTTGTTCCACCATCTAATGAAAAGTTGTTGCTATCGATAGTTGTTAAGCCAAGATTTGTACCACTTGAAAACTGTCTAACCTTACCAACAATCTCACCATTGAAGTTTAATGCAAGTCCTGGTGGTAAAGTTCCTGCTGTAATATCATATAGTAATATTGCATTAGGTACTGAAGTTGTTGCACTAACAGAAAACGTACTAATAAAGTTTGCATTGATACTTCCTAGTGTTGAATCTGTGTTCCAACTAATTGTACTTTCTACTTCACCTAAGATTCTTACTGTAAATGTTTTTGCCTTTTCGGCTAATACTGTATTGATAGAAGTGTATCTAATTGCTTTAACAGTAAATTTAAATTCTTTGGTGATGGCTGGTTGGTATGGTACTCTACCTGCAATTTCTCCAGTTGTAACATCTATTGTCATTCCTGGTGGCAATGTACTTGCACTTCCGTCATCATTTGTGGATTGTAATTGATAAGTTAATTCGCCAACCACTGTATTAGGATCAAACACATCAAGGTAAATTGTAACATAATTATTAGCTCTCTTGAATCCTAAGTCTGCTGGAGTCAACCAAACAGGTGTTCTTAGATAAGTGTTATCAGCAGTGAATATACCTGTCCCAACTTGCATGATTGTATTGTCAGCACGTAGGAAGTCATCACCAACTAAGAATATTTGAAATTCTCTTTTTGTGATTGTGTCACCATCACTTACACTTACACTAAATTCATAAGTTCTGTTTAGTTTCTTAGGACTTTGTGTAGGAATAGCATAATCATATCCTTGTGTATCATAGTAATAACTTTCAAAACCATTTGCACTTCTCATACCAAAGTCAAACGCATATTGATCATATTGAACAGTATCATAAAATCCATTACCACTTCTTTTGTCCAAAGCAAGTATAGGATCAACAATACCAACAAGTCTACCATCAGTTGTAAGTTGTATTCCTGGAGGTAATGTGCCATCTCCGTCAGCTATGAAATATTCTAAAGTTTGTCCTGTTGGCAAATCATCGTCTATTGCTTGAAGCTGAAAGTTAACAATACTGCTATCTAAAATGTAAAAACTATTGTTCGGCCCTAAAGGTAACTTTCCTTTATTAGTAGTCCATATAGGTTGATCAGGACCTTGTACTTCTATCTTAAATGTTCTATCTCTTACACCATCATCATTTTTTGCTCTTAATACAAATTCAAATTCTGTATCTCTTTGTACTTCAAAAGGAGTTCCAACAATTTTGTTGTCCAACAATCTCATACCACCTGGTAATTCTCCACTTATCAAAGTTATTACATCTGTGTTTAAATTTATTGAAGTTACTGATCCTGATTCTAAGAAAATATCAGGAGCACTTGATTGAGTGTATGTCAAATAATTGCTTGTTATTTCTTTCATGTAATTAGTAACGTCATGTGCCGCAGGTGTTTTGTAATGTATTACCTGTCCTGCAAGATATGAATAATAATATACACCTGTGATTCCATAATATACACCACCTGCATCAGGAATGACTCCGCCTGTGTATCCTTGAGATTTTGCTACTTCAAAAACACTTTGTTGTGCTGATAAAAATGTGTAACCAAATGCGTGTGAACCTCCTGCGTAAGGAATCACTGTATCATTCTCTCCGTGAATGTTTAAGAATCTTCTTCCTTGTAAAGGAGTCTTGGCTGTGTTATATTCAGCATTGGTAATTCCTGTTTCTCCAGATGGAATATAAAAGGTGCTATTTCTAACCATTGGATTAAAAAATTGTGTACCATTAGTTACAATAGTGTCTAATGCTGTGTCGTCTATTTGTACATAAGCTCTATTTGCCAAAGCCGCACCATTACTGAATCCAATTATTCTAATTTTAGTGTTGTCTACATTAACAAAATCTTTAAGCAAAGTTATTAGATCTGTAAGCATTTCTATATCTGGTGCTTTTGTTGTTTCGTGTGCAACGTTCCAAGCATTATTGTAACCAGTTGGTGCAATTAAGATATGATCACCCAAGTAATTTTGCCATTCATTGATTTCATTAGCACCGTTACCACCTGAGCCGTGTAGTAAAATTGCAACAGGTACACGTTTGTTTAATAGTGTTGGAATAGTAGGCACTCTAATTGCCATTGGATATGTGTAAGTTTCAGGTGTACCACCTTGCGTCCATGTTTTTGTTATGTTTATTGTTGAGCTGTTTTGCAGTCTAGTTTGTGCAGGTAAACTTATAGCAGTTGTTGATGGATCAAATCCTGTGCCACTAGCAGTTCCTGGTGCAATAGGTAAGGTGATAGAAGTGGTAACTCTTTCTTGTAGAGTTCCTAATTTATATCCTGAGTTTTGTGTCCAACTTGGTACTGCCATTTCAAATCCTAAACTTTACAGTATTTATCGGATATGAAGACGATTAAAATGCTCTTTGTTGTTTGGTGCTAGGCCCTACAATGTACGGATAAACAGGCTGTCCGTTAGCATCCACAGTTACGTGATAACAATATGTGCCATTTACATATTCTGGAGTTTTTTCAAATCTACCATTGTATTCATCTAGTAAACCTGTACCTACTTGATATTCATGATCATTGATAAATGTGCCTGCTGTTTTGGCACCATACAAGTATCCTCTACCTGCTGGTTCTGAAGCAAATGTTGTGTAAGAACTTGTCATTCTTACCACTGTTGATGAAGGGTCATTGTAATCTGAATAACCAAATGGTCCGTAAATAGGATAACCGTCAAAACAATATCCTATAATTTTGCTGTGTCCATCTGCGTGTCTAAAATGATCACCACCGAAATTTGTTCCTGTGTAATAAGTTGGTGTAGGTGAAGCACCTGTTACCATTGCTGTGTTCCAACCTGCGGCTGATTCAGATGAACCTGTAGGTAATGTTAAAAATTGTGCAGACATATAATGATACTGTCCACTGATTTCTGGCCAACCACCTGCATCATCTCCACCATAGTTTGTTCTGAATTGTACAGCATTATATTCAAAGCCTGTACCTGGAGCATCTGCTGATGGATCAAGTCCTGGCGGTACTGCTCCAACTCCTGCTGATGGACTAAAGAATACAACACCGTTATTAAAAATACCAATTGGTGTCAAGGCAGATAAAGCCTGTGGGTTACTTGTATTTGTGCCACCTCTGTAAGTAAAAGAATAATTGTAAGACTGTGCTGATACAACATTGGTACTTGGTGAAAAAGCATTTTGCCCAAATGGTTTTCCAAATGAAGCTGGATTAGGTAATCCGTTCGATGATATCGTTAGTGTTGCCATTAAGTTAATACTCCTGCGTCAAAGTTTCTTGGATCTGGACTTAAATGACTACCAAAGTCTATGTCTGTTTGATAAATTAACCAATCTGACAAACCTCTAACATCATTTGATAAACTTCCAAAATCAAATCCAGCAGTATTAGGTTCGATGTTTCTTATATCAACACCATGCACTAAACCAGTGACGTTTCCAGTTAAAGCACCATTAATATTACTTGCTGTCAATGTATTTACGTTTGAAATATCATTTCCGCCAGCATCAAGATTACCACCTAATTCTGGTGTTGTATCCGAACTGACTTCTGCTGTTGAATTGATAGTTAAAACGTTTCCAGCTACACTTGTGGTAGATCCTGAACCACCTCTAATATTTAGAGTGCCACCATCTGCAAGTTGTAAGCTACCTGAATCAGACACAACATTTAATTGCTGTAATCCACCAGTTGCGTTAATTGTTATTCCTGTGGTTGAGCTTGTTAGTGTAACATTGGAACCTTGTACTAGTTTTTTAAGTTGTAATTCTGCACCTACTTTTTGTGCAAATACACCTTGCCCTGTGTTACCTAAATTTGTAACAGTTGTGGATTCAGGAGATCTAAGATCAAGATCATCAAAGTTTTGATTTACTTTAATGAACGCTTCACGCAGATCATCACCTGTTCCGTCGTTTGCTAGTGTTCCTATGTTTATTGTTTGTAAAGCCATTTTCTATCCTATACAGTATTTATCTATTGATCGTTTCCACTCGTGCCTCTAAATTTAATTGGGTTTGGACTATTATAAGGCCAATATGCAAGTTCATTAGGAGCACCATACAATCTTGGAATGCTGTTACCATAATTAAAGTTTTCTGCTGTACCACTGTCGTAAATTACATTTTTAAGTGAATGAGTGCTTAAAAACTTTTTAAACTGAGCCGCTGTTCCTCCTGGATTTGCTTGGAGCCATAAAGCACCCATTCCGCATACCTGCGGAGCGGCCATGCTAGTACCACTTATTCTTGCCATGTAGTGTGTCGAACTGCCTGGATATAACTGTTTTGTTGCGTATGCACTTACTTGGCTTGTTGCACTTGCTATCTGTGATCCTGCCGCCATTATGTCTAGCCTTGGACCACGTTCACTGTCATATCTTAAATTTTCAAAACTACCATATTGATCATGGTCAACATTTCCTACCCATACCGTATCTTCACTATGCGGTGAACTAGGACGGTTGTAGTAGATTGCAGATGTTCCATAAGTAGTTGTTCTGTAATAACTGTTGTAGATATCACTTCCATATGGACCTGAACCTGCGGCTCCATACGCACAAGGGTGATATGCGTTACCGGCCGCCTTGATACAAATAATACCTGCGTCAGTTAATTGTTGTTGTTCTACATCTGCGGCAGTACTTGGTGAAGGATGTTTTGATCCTGTCATTCCATATTGTGCTAATGCACTTGAATAATTCTGTGCTGTGATTCCTTGATCAACACCTTTATAAAAAACGTGTGTGATTTGTCCGTTTGAAGAATACGTGCTAGAATATCCCCAACTTTGATTTACAATAGTAGGACGTCTAAATCCTGTGTTAGGATCAATAGGTTTTTTCAAATGCCATTCTCTAATAACATCATAGATATCATTCATTGACATAGCATTTCCGCTACCACCAAATAATCTTACTGAATACAATCTTGCATTCTTGGCCCAACCGTATGTCTTACCTGCGGCAATACCACAGCAATGACTTCCGTGTTGACCTGCTCTATTAATGCCTGTATAATTGTTTGTGTAATGACCTGATGGCATAGTTCCAGAAACACCTGATGCCGCATACCAATCTATTTGTTGAAATCTAGTAACACCATTGTAATCTTCCCATTCAGGATGTCCTGTTGGATCAACACCATCGTCTTGAATAACAATGTCAACACCAGTACCATCTAGTGTGTAATTGTAATCTCCTGAGAATCCTGAGTTTGACTGTGAGGCATAGTTTGTATATTCCTGTTGTATGTGTCTATACAATCCCCAGTTCACGCTGTCTTGACCATTTGTAGCTGACCTTTGAAACTCTGCTGTTTGTATTGCAAATAGTTCTGCTTTTTCATCTATGCTTGATGGTTCAACGTCAAGTATTCTTCCATCTGCTTTAAGTTTTTCTGCTTCTTCTGGTTCAAGCATATAACAAGTAATTCTATTATTAGTTGCTTTTGCGTGTGAAACGTCAACAGTTCTTGTAGGGAATACATTTGAATCAACACCAGCATCACCTGATGTATCTCTTTGCAAGTCATAGTCTATCTCTGCTATGTCTATTCCTTTTTTTGTTATGACTCTAAATTCTTCCATTAGTTATTACCACTCATTTTAAATCCTGTTGGACCAGTTGTGTCTAAACCTTTTTTCTTACTAAATGTTTTGCTTTTGTATATGTTACCAAAGAATGCAATTCTATTTGATGTGGCATCTGGTGACATCAAGTTTCTAGTGTTGGCAAAAAATGTAGATGGAGTATTTTCATCTGTTGATCCTTGATATAATAATCCTTTTATACTGTTCTTGTGCCACCACTCACGTAGTTGTGCAGGAGTATAACCTGGATTAAGTTGTAATACCAAACAGCTCATTCCTGCTACATTAGGAGTACTCATTGATGTTCCACTTAGATTTAATATAGCTGTACTGCTTGTACTATGGGCACTTACTATATTTGTACCTGCGGCATATACATCTACTCTTGGTCCTTTATCACTTGATGTGTTACAGGCTTCTGAACTTGAATACAATGCACTATCTAGATTTCCTACCACTATTGTGTCT